ACCGGGAAAAGGGCTGCGATCGAACTGTCGAAGGTCGGCATACTGACGCAGTATCAATATAAGTCCGACTTCTTCGGTGACGGCAATGACGCAATGAACCCGACGTTGAAGTTGCTTGACATACAGAAACAGGGTATGGAAAACGCGGTCAAGTCTTCGGCGATGATTCGCTTTTTGGTGCGTTTAGCTCAGACATTAAGGCCTACAGATATCACGGAAGAGCGAAACAGGTTTACGAAGGAAAACTTAAGCGCGGATAATACGTCGGGCGTCCTGATGGTCGATAGCAAGTATGCCGACGTCCAACGGATCGACAGCAAACCTTACTTGATAGACCATGAGCAGATGAAACTCATACAAACGAATGTCTATAACTACTTCGGGGTTAACGAGAAGATCCTACAGAACAGTTATACCGAAGATGAGTGGAACGCGTTTTACGAGGGGAAAATCGAGCCTTTCGCCATACAACTCAGCCTTGTTTTGACAAACATGCTATTTAGCGAACGTGAAAAGTCGACGGGCAACCTAGTGATATTGTCATCTAACCGACTACAATACATGAGCAATCAAAGCAAGCTCAACGTCTCGACGCAGTTGTTTGACCGCGGGATATTAACGACGAATCAGATCATGGATATATGGAACTTACCTCACGTTGAGGATGGCGACAAACGTTATATTCGAAAAGAATATACCGAGGTAAGCCAATTAGACAAAGAAAATAACACAGGAGGCGATAACAATGGCAGTCAAGATACCGGACAGGGAGTACAGAGCGATAGTTCAACCGTTCCAAATTCCGGAGACGACGACGGACAAAAGAATTGATTCCGATTTCTACGTGGAAGGCGTTGCGACGATATTCGACACGCCGTATGAGCTTTTTGAGATTGACGGCGTGAAATATTACGAGGTTATCGAAAAAAACGCACTTGATGAAGCGGACATGAGCGATGTCATTTTACGATATGACCATGAAGGCAAAGTCATGGCAAGGAAATCAAACGGAACTTTGATTATTGAACCGAAGGACAAGCTGTATATTTATGCCGACTTATCCAAGTCGAGAGCGGCAAAAGACCTGTACGAAGAGATACAAAACGGATTGGTCACCAAAATGTCTTGGGCTTTCAAGGTGCGTGAAAGATCGTTTGACAGTAAAACAAGAACGATCAGAATCAGAAAAGTCGCAAAAGTATATGACGTTGCACCGGTAGGAGTACCGGCTTTTGACGCGACTTCCATTTCCGCACGTTCTTTTGTAGACGGAGTGATCGAACAAGAACAGCAGGAGTTGCTTAAGCGGAAACGGTTGTTGCTGCAACTTCAAATTATCGAACAATTAGGAGGTAAGATATTATGAGAACACTGAAAGACATAGAAAAGAGACTGGCTGAAATCAAAGAGCAGCTGGAAAATGACGAAAACGCCGACGTAAACGCATTGGAGCAGGAAATTAACACTCTCACCGAGGAAAGAAAAGCTCTCCTGCAGGCGGCGGACAGGAGGAAGAAACTATTGGAATCCATCGCGGAAGGACGCGATGCGAAGGTGATCGACGAGTTTGAGGCTCCCAGCCAAAACGAACTCAAACGCAGAGCCGAAGAACTCTACGAGACCGGGAGAATGAGAATCAGCGCAGCCGAAGCTCGGTCCGTTTTATTATCGACCGGTACTTTGGCTAAACCTACTTCCGTTAGCGGTATTACCGAGCCGTTTAACATTATCTCCTCGATCGTTGATATGGTATATGTCGAGGACTTGACGGGTGTCGGCTCTCATAAGGTCGCCTACATGAAGTCTTGGCAAGAAGCGAAAGACAATGTTTCTCCCGGTACTGCTCCCACTACTTCGGATCCCGTATTCCGGACAGCGGCAATCAACCCGTTCCCGATGGACGTCATGACCTATGTGGCCAAGAATCTGAAAAAGCAAACGCCTCTGCAGTATGAGGAAAAGATCAGAAGAGGGGCGTTGATTGCGCTTCGCAAGAAGATGGCAAGTTGGATCATCAACGGTAACGGATCCACACAGGCGTATGGTATCTACAATGCCGTTAACACCGAATCCGAACCCGAGGACATCTATGAAACCTACTTGGTGGCGAAAGATTACGACATCAATGAAAAGACCTTGCGTAATATTGTATTTGCCTACGGCGGAAACGAAAACGTGGTCGGCAATGGTCCGAAATTGATCCTTAATAAGATGGACTTAATTGCGTTCGGAGATGTTAGAGGTACGAACGAAAAGAGAGCCGTATACGAAATTACTCCCGACGGTTCCAATCCCAACATCGGAGTCATTCGAGACGGCGGCTTAAGCGTTCCTTACGTTATCTGCTCCGATGTGACGGCTTTGACAGGTAGCGCCAAAACGGGATCTGCGAGAATTAAGACGATGATCTACGGCGAACCGTATGCTTACATGCTCGGACTATTCGGCGACTACGAAATCCGAGTATCCGAAGATTACAAGTTCGGTGAAGGTCTCTTAACCGTCAAAGGCGAAGTCATGGCAGGCGGTAACATCATCGCGGACAAAGGGTTTATCGTTGTCACGAAGAAGTCTAACGCGGATACCTAATAGGGGGCGGGCATTCCGCCCCTTTTTGTTGAAAGGGGGAATATCAACGATGGATAGATACGATGAATTGCTACGCACGGACGTATACGGCATAGCCGTAAACAAGGCAAGCGTAGCTCATATATATCTGACGAAGGAACAAGCATGCGCGGCCGATGACGACGGCGTACATGCGGCGATAACGGCTGACAATAGTGAGGATACGGTTGTGGACGATGAATTCACGAATCCGCCTTATCCTCGAAACTTGACAATTACTCCGGGCGGAACAACCGGTGATGTAAAAAAGAGCGACATCGTAGTCGAAGGTACAAATATTAAAGACGAGCCGATCACGGAAACATTTTCCTTTGAAGCCAATGCCACTACGGCGACGGTCGGGAATAAGGCGTTTAAGACGGTTACAAAAGTCACGATTCCCGCCCAAGACGGAGCGGGAGCGACGTTTACGATTGGGTGGGGTGACAAGCTCGGATTGCCGTTTAAGATTAGCGGTAAACCTCTGGTTTTTGCTCTCCACAATGGTGTGCCGGAAACTACTGCACCGACTCTTGCGACGGACGATGACGAAATCGAAAAAAACACCATCGACCTCAACAGCGCATTACACAACGATAAATCCGTTGATATCTACCTGTTCCTGTAAAGGAAAGGTGGTGTCGATATGGACTTGCTATACGAAATTAAGATTGTACTTAGAATCGTCGATGACGCATACGATGAGGAGATCAGAGGGTTGATCGACGCGGCTCGCCAAGACTTATACCTCTCCGGAATATCTCAAAACAAAACACACGACAACAACGACCCGTTGGTACGCAGGGCAATCATAACTTACGTCAAAGCTCACTTCGGCTGGAACAATCCCGACGCCCAAAGGTTAAGCGACGCCTACTCCATGATTAAGACGCATCTCGCCTTGTCGAGCGAGTACAGGGGTGATTGAGATGTTGTTTAACACAACCTTAGAGTTAATCGCACAAGAGACATACGAGACGGACGACAAGGGCGACAGGGTACCGGTCAAAGTTAGACGTAAGGTATATGCCGACAAGCAATCGGTACGACAATCCGAACACTACGAGGCGGCGGCTACAGGATTACGGCCTGAGCTGATGTTTGTAGTCAGGTCTATTGACTATAAAGGAGAGCCGAAGCTGGAGTATGGTGGAAAAGAATATACGATTGTACGGACCTACAACACCAAGTCCGAGCTAACGGAGCTGGTATGTCAGGGGGTGGTCAACGATGGCGAGTAATGCGCCGAAACCCGTCGAGATTAAAAACGGCGAGGTGACGTTTATATCCAACGTGGACCGATGCCAATACACGATTACGGAGCTCTCCAAGATGGCATTGCGTGATGTGGCCAAGCTCCTGCGACAGCGGATCAAGGACCCGAGTAATATGCCTGAGAAAACGGGGAACTTAAAGAAAAACGTCGGCACATGGGTAAAAATCGACAAAGATACGGGTCAGCCGGTACTGCAGATAGGGGTTTACAACAAGGAACGGGCCCATAAAAAGGGTTTGAAATATGCTTTCTACGCTCCGTATTTGGAACTCGGTACGAAGAAGCGCAAGCCTGTCAATAACGGCAAAGGCTTTATAAAGCACGTTGTCGAGGCAAGTATCGACGATATTCGGCGGATAGAGGGAGCGTATCTCAAGGAAATTGAGGACGAAAACAAGGCTCTTGGCTTAATCCGGGAAGGGGAGGAGATAGCGGATGATTAATTTACGTAAGCAGCTGACGACGATATTAAAGACGGTATGCCCGAGAGTCCACTATCAGGACGCCCATGAAAATGAGACGTTGCCTTATATCGTTTACGACATTACCGGCGTCCTTCCGAACGGGGAGAATAACGATTCGGTCTTTTTGGACGTGGACATCTGGGATTCCAATGAGAAAAGCGACAAAATTGAGGATTTATTGAAAAATTTGCGAACCGCCCTCGAAGGAAGAACGATCGAAACGGAGGAATTCTCCGCCGTTATCTACGGTGCGAACGTGGTACCGATCGCCGATCCCAACACGATGATAAAGCGGCGAAGGGCGTCTTATACCATCAATATCTATGCATAGGAGGGATAATAACATATGCCTAAACTTACGACACAACAGCGTCAAAATATACTGATTGATTACGGTCTGGTCTATATAAACTGGGGCAAGGAAGGCCAACGCCGTCTTGCACCGACAAGAGGCGGTGCAACCATTACGATTACACCGACATACCGAGACATCGATTACGACGGGAGCAAGGGCAAGGAAAAGGGTATGCAGATTCTGGAATCGGTAGCGGCAACGGCAACCGTACCGCTCATGGATATGAGCATGGAAAACTTGGCTCTGCTCATGCCTTACGCAACGTTGACAGGTGACGGTATCGGCACGCCTTATAAGCTTACCGTCAAATCGTCCAATATCGGCCTTGTACAGGACTCGGCATATCTGGATAACATTACGATCTTCGGCAAGAAGCTTGGCGGCAATTATGTCAAAGTTACGCTGCACTCGGCCATGAATGAGGGCGCTTTCACCTTGACGGCTGCTCCGAAAGCCGAAGGTGTGGTCAATATGGAAATCCATGCTCACTGGGATGCCGAAGACGACACGAAGGATCTTGTCGAAATCGAGGATGTGGAAACCATCAGCGACGACAGCACACCGCCTACGGCAACCACGGTACCCGATGACGGAGCTACGTCCGTAGTGGTATCGAGCAATTTGACGGCTACGTTTAGCGAAGCCATTCGCCAAAGCGATATCCACGCGGGCAACTTTATTCTGGTCAAGGTATCGGACGGATCCGTCGTTTCGGGTGATTTATCTTACGAACCTGCAACCAAGACGGTAACGTTTGAGCCGACTTCCAATCTGGAAGCGGGCACGGCTTATCTCTGGCTCATATCCAATGTAAGAGATTTGGCAGGCAACAAAATGACGCCGAAGACGGTTAATTTTACAACGGCGGCTTAACGGGGACTGACAATCCCCGTTTTCTTTTTAGGAGGTAGCGATGATAAATACTGATAAAGCGATCGATATGATCCCGTATATTGTTGACATATACGATAAATTGGACAAGGACTATCTGGACAAGAGCATCCGCACAGGCAGCGCAGAAGAAGTCGGGAAAAAGTCAATCAAGATATTGCTAAAAAATATCGATAAGTTTAAACCGGAAATATTCGGTCTAGTAGCAATTGCTCAGGACACAACGCCCGAAGAGGTGGCAAAGCAGAGCATCATTAAAACCATAAACACATTTAAAGACATCTTCGAGTCAACTTTTAAAGACAAGGAAATGTCCGATTTTTTCGGCTCGTTCGTGCAACAGGCTACTCAAGAACCCTAAACCTGTTGCATAGTAACTACGGACTGGAAAACGTCAGAGGGAAGAGTCCGAAACATCTTAAAAAGCTCCTGAAACATGCACTCGAGGAAGATACCGAAAAGTACGCATGGGACTTGTGGAAACAGGTTTATCCTCTCATGCATCTCGGTTTGGTCGAGTTTGTGTCTTTTGAAGACTACAAAAACAGAGTTGTTAATAACACACACTTATATACACACAAAACAAGCGAAGAAATCATCGACGAATTTGAACCGATCGTCGAAAAATATATGCAAGAAAGGCGGTGACGGGCTATAGAAATCTTTAGGCTCTTAGGATCGGTGTTTGTCCAAAATGAAGAAGCGAATAAAAAATTACAGGAGACCGAAAAAAAGGGTAAAAGCTTAGCCGGAACATTCGGCGAAGGTATTAAAACCGTCGCCAAGTGGGGAGCCGCCATTACGACCGGAGCTACGGCAGCCGCAACGGGACTATTTGCTCTCACCAATAAGACGGCCGAGTACGCGGACGAGATCGACAAGCTATCCGAACGTACGGGAATCAACCGAGAAGAGCTCCAGCGTTGGAAGTACGCAGCCGGGCAATCGGGAGCCGATATCGGTAAGCTGGAAGTCGGCATCAAGACGTTGTCCGGAGTGATGGACGATGCCATACGGGGCAACGAAAAAGCAATTCAAAAGTTTGCCGAGCTTGGCATCACTCTTGAAGATCTGCAGGAGAAGTCACAAGAAGATATCTTCGGCACCGTCATGAATGCCCTTGCGGACATGGAGCAAGGAGCCGTGAGAAACGCTCTCGGTGCAGATCTGCTCGGTAAATCGTATACGGAGCTGTTGCCGTTACTCAACGCAGGATCCGACGGAATGCAAGAGCTGAAAGACCGTGCGGACATGCTCGGGATTGTAATGTCCGAAGAATCGGTAAAGGCGAACGTAAAATTCGGAGACACGTTAGCGGATGTCAAATCGGCTATCGGCGGTATAACGAGAGGTCTGACCGATCAGTTCTTACCGTCATTCCAAAATGCGGCGGATTGGCTCATAGAAAAATCTCCGATCATCCAAGAGATCGCCGGAAAAGCATTTGATTTTATCGGACAGGCCATCGGATGGGTATACGACAAGATAAACGACTATGTGATCCCTGCTTTTAAAAGGCTTTATGAGTGGATCGAGCCGTACATACCAAAGATTAAGGACTTCCTCGTTGATGCGTTTGATCGGGCAAAATACGCTCTCGATAAAGTCAAAGAGACACTAAACGCTCTGTACGAGTGGATAGAGCCTTACTTGCCTGACATGAGGGATATTGCCGTAGATGCGTTTGACAAGATTCGTGAGGGAGTAGAGTGGTTTATTAACGCAATACGAGACGCTACCAAGTACGTCCAAGAGCACTGGGGCGTTTTTGAGCCGATTTTAACGGGTATCGCAGGCGGAGTGGCAGCCTTTGCTGCGATTAAGGCGGCGATTGCCATATATAACGGCATTGTCGGTATTGCGACGACCGTAACGGGTGCGTTCGGAGCCGTTTTATCGTTTATCACTTCCCCGATTGGTGTCGTTACCCTTGCCATTGGGGCGCTGATTGCTATCGGCGTGGCGCTCTATAAAAACTGGGACGAGGTCTCCACATGGCTTAAGGAGACATGGGATAAAATCTCCGAATGGGCTCAGAATTTCGCCAAGGGTTTTACAGAGGTCTTCGAAAAAATGAAAGAAAAAATCGTCGGCATCTGGGAAGGATTCGTAGACAAGATCAAGTCGGCCATCAACTGGCTCATTGAAGGGATTAACGGCTTTATACGAGGCATTAATAGCATCAAAATACCCGATTGGGTCCCGGGCGTCGGCGGCAAAGGCATAAACATAAGCGAAATACCCACGCTTGCCGAGGGCGGCGAAATACTCAGGAGTGGCCGTGTCATTGTTGGCGAAGCTGGCCCTGAGCTTCTTGAACTACCTCAGGGGGCGAAGGTGAAGCCGCTGGATAGAGTGGGGGAAGGTATAGACTATGACCGCTTGGAGGCTATTGCATATACGTCATTTTTTGAAGCCTTTGTCGATGCCATGAAGTCTCTTGGCAAGGGTGAAATCAGGATAGACATTGACGGCAGAACATTGGCACGAGAAATGATACCTAGAATCATTGCTGAAAATCAGCGTATGGGGGTAGCGACAACATGAGTA